GTTTTCTTTATACTGCAATTTTTATTTGCTGCGAAGAAAACGGAACTTGCCTGCCCCGTGATAAGAGTTGTCCAAGAGATGGAGAACTTTATCGCGGTTGATGAGTCACTACCAGAGCCTTGTCGGTTCTGGAGTGGGGATGCTTTCGCACCTAGTACTTTGATGAAAGGAGACGAATATGAACCAGATTATTCAGCCGACGAAAGTCGACTATATTCCGGATTCAGAACGTCAGATCTCATCGGATGCCGAGTGCGAACTCTGCCTCCGCGTGAGTGTGAGGTCCTCAGACGCGTCTTGGCAGTACTTGACTTCGTGTCGGGTGCTGTTACCTCCTCGATCGGGGATTATGATCCAGATCGATGGAAGTTCAGACACGGCCCTGGCGCGATCTCTGAAAGAATTGGCCCGTCCAACAAGTTTGCTTGGACGCACTGGCCAGATTCTTTGGAAACCGAGTACCCCATCGCCGACTATGGCTACTATAGCCATTCGTCATGGGCTGACAGTGCATACCGTTCTAACTTGCCAAGTTCAGAAGAGCTTGAAAGTCGAATGGTTGCTGTTCCGAAGGACTTCCGGAAACCGCGTCTTATCGCGGCCGAGCCGGCTAGTAAGATGTGGTGCCAACAAAATTTGGCCCACTTCTTCTCTGAACGAACAAGAGCGACTTGGCTTGGCCAGTTTGTTCGCTTTCGCGACCAAACGGCTAACCAACAGCTTTGCTCGTTGGGTTCTTTGGATGGCTCGTTAGCTACCATCGATTTATCGATGGCGAGCGATCGAGTTACCTGTCTGTGCGTAGGGCAGCTTTTTCGGAGTAATCCGAAATTGCTAAGGTCCCTGCGCGCAACTCGCACCCGTAGCGTTCGGCTGACACGTCCGGCGGGACTCCCAAAAGGAGTTCCGTTTATGGACAGGTCGGTCCAACTGAGAAAATTCTCAACTATGGGGAACGCCTGTACCTTTCCTGTGGAGTCCTTGCTGTTTCTTGCCATAGCTCTTGCTGCGACCTTAACTAGTCGCAGGCTCAAGCCATGTATGAGAAACGTGCTGGCCCTAACGGGAGAGGTTGCCGTCTATGGTGACGATATAATCGTTCCTGTAGACAGTAGGGAGCTAGTCGTAGAAGCCCTTGAGCTATTATGGTTCAAGGTCAATGCTGGCAAGTCTTTCTGGAATGGAAATTTCAGAGAGTCCTGTGGCGTTGATTCCTTTCGAGGTGTCAATGTGACACCTGCGTATTGGAAGACCCCATACGACGGCGGACCGGAAACGCTAGAGAGCGTCGTTGAAACACGCAATAACTTTTACCAAAAGTTCTTGCTGAATACAGCGGCTCAACTCTCGTCGACACTACCAGGGCTCGTGCCCAATGTAGCTCAGCGGTCCGGTGTCTTTGGTCTGAAGTCCCGCTTACCTGTCTCGAACTCGCACCTTAAGGAGCGATATAACGAAGACTTGCAGCGGTACGAGATCCGTGCTTTGACGATGAAATCGTCTCAGTCAAGATCGCCGACCAACGACGACACTGCTTTATTCCAGTTCTTCACTGAAGAACCGGGTCCTGGAATTCCATGGACCCACGGATTTCTGCAGCGACCGACAACTAAAAGTAAGTTGCGGTGGGTATCCAGGGACCTTGTGACAGAGATGTCACAAACCCCGGAGATTGGGTTGATAGATGATGGCTAACCTGGTTTCAC